GTAGCTCAGGCAGGAACACATCGAGGTAATAGAGGACCGTTTGCAGGAGATGTAGATAATGTTGCAACATATTGCCACGACCTGTGGGTGGACAAATTACTGCCTACAATAATTCCTGACGGCCAGATTGTTAACATTCATCGAGTGCATTTTAATGGTCAATTTCCAACGCAGGATAAATTAGCTATCCACATGGATTGGGATATGAAAGACATGTGGACTCTGTTATATTATCTTGACGGAGAAGATGGCGATACAGTATTCTATGAAAATCCTGTAGTAGATGATTCAGGAGAAATGCACCCACCCGAAGAAGTGTATAGAGTAAAATTTAGAAAGAATAGAATGGTATTTTTTCCTTCTTTTTATTGGCACGCCGGAGAAAATCCTAAAGAAGGATTTAGAATTAGTCTAGCATTCAACTACACGCTAAACAGTAGATGTAAAATAAATCAAGAATTGCGAAAAGACAGAGGAATAGTAGAGCCGACGCTTGGAGAACCAGACCTGTCTGATTTTTTGTCTGAATTAGATCATATACATAAACTTGAAGAAATGCACAAAAAAATGCAAAAAAAATAATCTTATTGGTTAGACTATGTAATTGATATTAAATGCAACACTGATACGTTCCTCGTCGGTAGTGTTGATACTTGTTCCGTGTTGCAACCAAGCCGGAAATAAAATAATATCCCCGTCGGTTGGAATTAATTCTAAAGTTTGCGGCGACTGAGCGCCTTCTGGAAATCCGCAATTATACAGCATTAAATTTGGATTATTAAAATTGATCCCCCCTTGGTCTGCGCTAACTCTAAAATAATACGACCCGGCAATTGTATACCCGGGATGCGAATGGTAATCGTGTCGTACTCCTTTTTCTGCAATATTAATCCAAGAATTCATTATTTTAAAATTGGCATTTAATAAATTTGGAACTACTGCATCTTTAGTTTGCGATAACGCACTCCAATTCACTAAAGCTAAGTATCGACCTAGTGCTTCGTAAATTCTAGCTTCTAAATTAACAAGCCCGTATTCTCCGATTAAATCATCAGAAATAAAATATGCTTTTTCGTGATCTCCTCTTGCCTGCTTACGAGCACCTGCATCTTTATAGATATACGATACATGAGATAAATCGTCGGTTTCTTTAATAGTCTTCAAGGCTGCTTGTATTTCTAACTGAACAGGATCGTAGTTTTCTAAGGTGGCTGGATCTTTGTAAATAGGAGTTGGAAAAAGATTGTATAATGGCATGATGTATTCTCTATAAAAGGGGGAATAGGCCTAGACATCCTGTTCCCATAACAGGATCAGTAGTTATATCGTAGCCTATAGTTATTCGATAATCGTCAAATGGCTTCACAGTCTTAACGCGATGCAACCGTTTACCTGGACCAAAATATATTTGGCCTACTTTATTTTCTATACTGTAATTTTCAAATTCTGTAATAGTGAGCTTTGGATCGATTGATATGTACCCGTGGTAATCCCAAGAATGATTGTGCCAGTCAAGTACTTGATCCTGAGTATGATAGTTAATCCATGCCTGCATCCAAAGAGATCCTGTGGGCAATTCTGTTCTAATAATGTCTCTAAGCTCTTTAAATAAATTATAGAAATATATAGAGCCAGCTGTGGCTGAAAAAATGTTGTATTTGTAATAGCTTTTAGTTAGATCTGTATTTGAATTTTGCAATTTTACAAAATTACAGTGTTCGATAAACGATTGTTGATTATCAACGACGTAAGACGATTGAAATAGTTTATAATCCACAGTTAGTTAACTCTGTTATATTTTCTTTATAAAAATTTAAATTCAATACTAGCCGTGCATACACATCAGTGCAATTTGTTCCAGAATGGCGCAATTTTGATGGAAATATTACACACCTATTTTTAATACTTGCTACTTTAGTACCATCTTCAAACAGTGTGTATCCATCGTTGCTATTCACATAATAAATTGCTGTCCAGGAATCTGGTCTTGGCGAATGATGATCAATGTGAAACCCGTGCTCTATAATTTGAGAATTGCAAGGGTTTAAATTTAATTTAATTCTAACCCACTCCGATGCATTAATTTTTTTAACTAATGTATCTAGTAAATGAAATGTATTTTTGTTTATCATCACCTGTGATTTAGACTCTAAAAATACATGACATAATTGAAAATTATATTTAGGATCGCATCTAGGAGATAACGGATCATCGTCGTATACTGCATTAGACCCTACCCATGTAACTTGCGGATTTGTTAATGCCCTAGATAATATTTCACTTTCGATGTATGGCAAAAAGTCGTCGATTACAGTAATCATTTAGTATTTCTTAAGCCTTTTAACGAAAGTTCTTTACCATGCTGCGGTATGTGTGTTCCTTTATTTAATCCCAATACTCGATCCTCTACTATATTAATTAGATCAATATTGAATGCAACAGCAATACGATCTTCAGCAGTAGTATTTTTTTTAGTACTATGAACCAACCAACTTGGAAATAGTATAATATCACCATCGTCTGGAACCACGTCTGTGCGTTGAGGACACATTCTACCGCCTGGAAACTCGCAGGCAAACATCATTGGGTTAGGATTATTAAATGTAAGAGCCCCTTGCTTTTCGCTAACTCTAAAGTAATATGAGCCCGATATAGCATAACCTGGATGGCAATGTACATCATGAAAATCTCCAATACCTGCAATATTGATCCATGAGTTTTTAATAACCACTCGTTGGTCGCTGGTAAACATTCCCAACCAGCCTGACTTATCTAAGTATTCGTTGGCCGCCTCAATTATTCTATTTTTTAAATTAACACAGTTAAATTTTTCAATAAAGTCATAAGTTTTGTCAGCTAGTCGGATATCTGTATCTTTATAAAGATAAGAAGTAGACGAGAAATCGGTTGTTGATTGAATCAAATTCCATGCCGCTTGTATTTCTAACTGAACAGGATCGTAGTTTTCTAAGGTAGCTGGTACTCTTAGTACAGGGGTTGGGAACAATGAATACATCTCACTCATTTATATTTTCTATCCTAGTAATTACTCGAGAAATTAACTCACTATATTGACTGCATTGATATGCGATAGCCGGGACCCCTATTTTATTTTTCATAATATTGATTGCAACTTGTTTATTCTTTTTTAACTTTGGTTTAATTATTTCATACAATTTATTAAAATCTAAAACTTTTAATCGTGATAATTCTTTAACTATTAATTCTGCTCTTATTTTAAAATCTAATTCGCTATCAAACGAATAATCTATAATTTCTGTATATAATTCAAACCCTTGGTTTTCTAATTCTCTATGGAAAAACGGAGCCGCATACGAAATAAACGGTTTCTCTGAAAGTATAGGATGCCAAGTTTTTTCAGTAATGAATATTTGATCAATATATGTTTCTGGTACTAATATTAAAAATGAGTAATTAAATTCTTTAGGTAATTTGTGTTGATGTAATACCCTATTTTGAGAAGTTGGATCATAATGTTCATCAAACGATACTTTTTTAGGCTCCCAGTACTGCCAATTATAAACACCCTCCTCCCAACTGACTGGTTGTTGATGCCATGAGTATATTCCAATATCTGTTAGTGAATCTCGATGCAGCAAGTCCATTAGTAAACATCTATGGTATTTTGCCTTGGTGTTCATAGATAAAAATAATTTTGAAAATATGTTGTTGTTAGACAGAGATTCGATATCTAATTTATCATATGCAACAAATAGAAAAAAATTAGACCAAGTATGTACATTCCCAAGTATTAGATAGTCAGCACCAATTGTTGGGTCGTTAGATCCTATAATAATATCGACTGTTTCTAGTTTTTTTAAATTTTGTACAAACTGAGGATAATGTCCAAATGAAATTGGCCATCCGTCGCTGTCTAAGGGTATCATTTTTTCTATTAACATCTTGGAGGGATAAGATTCTTCAGCAGAACACAGGATTAAAGAATTTCTTGAATCGGTTGATAATTCTCTAACATATTTTTCTAAAGGACTAGTTTTAGAATCGTCCCACACATGCCAACAGTGCTTCATTTAGATTTCTTCCAAAATTTACTAAACGGACATCTGTCTGATTTGGGTTCGTCTTTAATCATGCCCCAGGATTTATTGGGTAAAAAATATTTGAGTAATGAATGATTTTGCGATTTTCTTTTGACGGTGTCGCTTGGATTTTTTCTTTCTAGATTAAAATCAACACCATGAGCATTTACATCTTTAAATCTAACAACACCCAACGGAGTTCCGCGTTTTAACACTGTTGATTCGTTGTAAAATTTAAAGGCAAACAGAGAAGGTCGCAACCATCTACTAAACGGATACTCGGCCGAAATTAATTCCATTCCGTGGGTTCTAAGCAGATCGGGGGCCGAAATAATTTCTACCCACAGATGTTTATTCTTAGATTCATTCCAAAAAACATAATGCTGCCGAATCTGTCCAACGGCAACGCCGTGATACGGCATTGTGTGATGAATTTGTGGACCATTGGGGATAAACGGAGCAATTAATCCAGCTTCGACACCTTCGTCGAATACACAATGTTCAAACGAATCTCTATGGATTTCGCCGCTTTCTTTTTTATAATTAATTTCAATATCTTTTTGAGAAAATATCACATAACAATTTTTATAATATTTTTGCCAAGCCGGACATTTCCAATAAACATGTTTATAGTGATATTCTTTATAATGTTCAAGATACGGCATTGGCGGTATAAACACTTCTTCTTCAAACAGCGGATGTTCATACGGTGTTGAATATCCTTCCATCTTTGGTGCAAAGAAAATTTTCTCCATAATTACCAACCCCAACTGACTAAACTGTATCTTGTTCCTGCTAACACTTCTGTAACTTTGTGAGGATATAAAAAAGAACTAGGAAAAATAATAATATCTCCAACCGTAGTTTCAATTTCGTAATCATCAAAAAACGTTAATTTTCCGCCTCGATAATCATTGTTTAAAATTCCTATTACTGATAGTACTGGAATCCCTTTCTGAGTACCATCAAATAATGAATGAATATGATCAAAATGTTGTCTCATAAGTGTATTAGCATTGTAACGATTTAATCTAATACCGCAACATTGTGTCACTATTCTAGAAAAATCTGTGTTGGGGCTAAATGATTGACACAAAGTTCGATATTCTTTAAATCCTGAAAGCACGTAATCCATTAACAGTTGTGAAGTGCTATGATCTGGATACAACACTTCTAATTCTTTTTCGTTGTGCGATATACTATTGTTTTCAGTTTGATCGTACCAAGAATGTGTGATCCATTCTAACTCGTTAGTTTGATTAATAACAGTCTGACAAGTCTCTAGAGGAATTGAATTTTTTACAAAGATAAAATCTGATAATTTCATATTCTGCATTAGTAAGTCATCTCAGTTAAACCGTTGCCGTTAACTAGACCTTTGGGCATTATGTTTAAACTCAAAGTATATCTCAATCCAACTAAGTTAGGTTGCGCATCAACATAGTGTTCTAACCACGAAGGAAATAATACAAGGGTTCCGGTTTCTGAAGGGCACGGCCAAACATTTTGCCCAAACTTAGTAAAGCTATTCACTGAAATTCCGTTTCTTATTTGAAGTCTCGGATCTGTAAAAAATGTTGGACTAGGATTATCGGAAATGTAATATATTCCAGATATAAATGAATTCGGATGAGTATGAGCTGTATGCTCAGTGTCTTTGTTACCCCGGTTAACCCACGACAACACTGGTTTTAGACTATCGCATTGATACTTAAACGATACGCGATAATCCTCAATGCATTGACTAATCCACTCGAACAGTTCTGCAAATGCTGGATTTTTTTCTAAATGATTATCAAGAGTTTGCTCGGGAATGTACGGCGGCGGAGTATAGGCCATTGTTTCTAACACTTCGATTAGCTTGGGATTTATTTTTGAAAAATTTGGATTTTCGTACCCTACAATAATCGTTGGAAATATTTCAGCAACTTTTTTTTCCATTGGTGCTTGCATTTTCGTATACCTTATTAAATAGTCAGTTATTTAATTCACTAATGCTCACAGGGCTGCATTCATGATAAATATAAAAAAAGGATAATACCAAGTGGCCAAGATACCTGTTTTAGATGCAATAAGGATCATACCTAGAGATGCTGATTTTTTAAATAGAAAATCTGGTATTCGTGGCGAAATATTTTATGATCGCACTGCAAATTCTTTAAGATTATATGACGGCACTAATACTGGCGGGATAAATCTTGCCAACGCAAATCTTACAAATGTATCAAACTCAGATTTTCTTGCCAAAGCTAATTCAGCAGGATTTAGCGGCGGCGTACAGACGGGAGTAGCAGGTAAAATAGCCTACTATCCGTCGAACGGCTCTCAAGTCAACGATCTTACAGCACTGACTTGGCTAGATGACAGCACAAATACCCTGATATTGTCTGGAGTAATAGACATTACGGGTCAAAAAAATCGTATTAGATTCCATTGGGACACATATGCTGATCTTATAGCAGAAGTATCTCCTGTGGATTATCACGGTATGATAGCCCATGTGCATGACACAGGTAAACTATACTATGCTCATGCCGGAGCATGGGTGCCTGTGGCCGCAGAAAGCAGCCTTCCTAACACATTCAGTACCATTGCAATAGCTGGGCAGACATCAGTAACTGCAGACACAACTGCAGATACTCTTACCCTTGTAGCTGGCACAGGTATTACACTGACTACGAATGCTGGCACAGATACTATTACCATTACAGGCACAGCTAGCACAGGCAACATAACTTTTGTTGCCAACACCATAGACAGTGCAGATAGCACAGCTATCACAGTAACTCCCGCAGTGAATTTTGAATCCGATGTTGTGGTAGGCAATGAAATTGTATTCGCAGACGGTACAAGACAAGCTACTTCTGCTGTTGGTGTACCAGGACCACAAGGTGAACAAGGTCCGCCGGGGGCTTCGGGAGCAGGTACAGGAGATGTTCTTAGCAGCGGTGGCGGATATATCAACAACGCTATCGTACGCTATGATGGTACCACAGGTACTATTATTCAAAACAGTTCTGCAACCATATCAGATGCTGGACTACTTACAGCTACCAACTTCAGCGGCGGTGGCGCATTGCTCACTACCTTAAATGCCACTGAATTAACTTCGGGCACTATACCGGATGGTAGATTCCCAGCTACACTACCTGCAGTAAGCGGAGTGAATCTCACAGCACTACCTGCAACATTGCCAGCTGCTAGTGGTGTTAATCTCACTGCTTTGAATGCTAGCCAACTTACCAGCGGCACTGTGCCTGTTTTAAGATTAGGAGCATCAGGTACTAGAGATGCTACTACATACCTGAGAGGCGATAATACATGGGCCACTGTGTCGGGTGGCGGCGCAGCATCAGATAGTTTTGCTACTATAGCTGTAGCTGGACAGTCTAATGTAGTGGCTGACTCGGCCACTGACACATTAACATTAGTAGCAGGCTCAAACATAACCATAACCACAGACGCCGGCACAGACACTATAACTATTGCTGCTGCCGGCGGCGGCACGGCGTCAGACAGCTTTGCTACCATAGCAGTAGCTGGCCAATCAAACGTTGTGGCAGATTCGGCCACTGACACTCTTACTATAGTCGCAGGCACAGGAATTTTAATTACCACCGATGCCAGCACAGACACGATTACTATCGCTAACTCATCTACATTAGTTAATGAATTTACTGATTTGGGTGATTCTGCCGGATTGACTGTGGATAAATTTTATCTTCCAGCGATTACTATGTTGACAGTTTCTAATAATAGTGCAGCAGCTTACAGATTTGATCAATACGGTTCTACCGACAATCCTACGATATATGCCATCAACGGAACTACGATTGCATTTAATTTAATTGCCACTGGGCATCCGTTTATTATACAGAATGGCGCTGGAGTAAATTATAATACTGGGTTGACCCATGTCAGTACCGCAGGTGTAGTGTCTACTGGATCGTCTGCACAGGGAAAAGATTCTGGAACATTATATTGGAAGATACCTATAGATATCAGCGGCGGATATCGATATCAATGCGGCTCTCATGCTCCTATGGTCGGTAGTATTACAGTTAAAGCGTTTGGTACTCTTTAAATTTTAGATGACTGCTTGTCCCAGTCTTTGAGAAGTGTGTCGAGTTTTTTACGAATACCAACAATACCGCTTCTCACATCTCCTAATCCCATAGGTACTTGATTACCCGAAAACATTTCTTGATGCTGGCTGTCGAGCGTTTTTACTTCGTTGACCAAAGTTTTTAAAAGACCAGCAGCTTGACTCTTTACGTTGTCGTCGGTGATTTTTTCAATCTTGGCTTGATAGCCTTGATACTCTGTTTGAAATCGTTGACTGTTAATTAACTCTAGCACGTTCTAACTCCATAATAGTTTCAATTTTTGTTTTTATTGTTGAATTATTTAATGTGGCCTTGAGGCCGTTATGCAATTGTTTGGGCAATTGATCAAGATGACTCCAACAAATAGTGGCAGCGGCTTGCGTTAAAAATTCATTTTCAACTAGACACACATAAGTTCCATATTCAAAGCCACGATCTTCTGAAAGATACAACTCGATCGGTAGTATGCGACCTTGACTGTATTTTGACAGCAGTGAATCGGCATCTTCTAACAACGGGCCAGATCTTGCAAATGTGGGCACAGTCCATTTACTATCTTCTAAAATCAATAGTATACGTCCTGTGGGTCTGGCTAAAAATAATAATCCGGCACGCTGTTGCATACCTTTACTTATTAGGGAATCAATACAAAATTCCAGAATCCTGGCGCATACTCTCCTTCGAACGCCTTGAGCCACTGTAGGCCATCCCATCGATATTGTATTCCCGTTCTGAGATTCTGCATATATGTTGGATTCACTCCTGTGTCTGGATCCCATATTTCAATCCATGTTGTACCATTCCACTCGATTATGGAATTAGCCATTATAATTGGATCGGTTCCATTTTTGTCTCGCCATGCAGCTGGGCCTCGATATGGATCTTTAGAACTTCCGTCAGACGGGTCGTTGGGATATTTTATAAATCCACCTCGATTCTGACTAGTATTAACATCGTCGAGCATTAGATATCTAATGCCCAACGGAATGTTGTCATGCCCTCCGTAGGTGTCGACGGGATTATATTTGTACGGATCGATGATGGCATCGACTGTGCCTCTAGAAGCTATGCCGGCTATTGAACTAGCGATCAACGTGTTTGACGGGATAGTATCTTGATCAAAAGTAACAACAATCACTGTTGGATCTACAGGATTGATGGTAAATGTTCCTACCATGTAATATTCACTGGCCTGTTTAAAATGTACTTGGCTAGTGCCAGACACATAGCTTCCTTGTATATCTAATATAGTCATCCAATCCACAGCCGCACCAGCTTTGAATTCTTTCTGATCGATGCCCAATGCCAACACAGCTTGATCTGGATTAACTAATGTTAGATCGTAGTCGTAAGGCTGACCATTTTGAGATTTGAATAACAATACTCTATATCTATTTGTAGTGATATCAAAACTGCCTTTGGCTTTATTATAAACCAGGTCTTCTAGAGTCTGAAGTTCTCCAGTTTCTGAAAATACATTTGATATAATACTTTGAACTACTCCTAATTTCTTTACCTTAGCTGGTGGTGTGATCCATATGGGCATGGCAAACTCCATCGAACATATGTCTATCTCTGATTCTCCGCTAGGCACTGTTCTAGAGCTAAAGTTTATTGTGGTTAAATCTAACACACTTAGGCTAGTCCAGTCTATGTAATTATCTGTGGTCTGCAATTCTAAACTGGGGTTGAACAATACCAATATTTGTTCTAGAAGTTGCAATTTTTGATCAGTGTTTGACGTCCAGAGGTCCGCTTTCATGCTGAGTTTGAACGGAGTAGGCATCAATCTTTCTACGGTATAATTCCCGCCTTGATTGTTTTCGTATTCTCTACCACCCTGACCGTCATCAGAATATCGTCTTTCCCTAATGTTTACCTTACTGACAAAAGTGGCATCGGACATCCGAGACATGTCCATCTCCAATCCAGAAATATAACAGGCCATTCTAGGAACGTTCATCATTTTATTTTCGGAATTATCTTTGATGATGCTGGCGACCTGTCGAGTCATGTCTCCGTACAGTACAGGAACATGTTTTTCTTCACCGTCGCCTGCTTTATATTTGAATCCGATGAATACTCGCATGAATTGAGTTACATATCGGCGTATTTGGCCATCATAAAAATAATCCATTATTCGTCCGCCTGTGGTCTAAGCGCCTTAGATAGGCTTTGTTTTTCTTTTACAGATTTTCTATCTATAGTATCAACTGTTGTGTTATTAATGAACGTGGTCTTTAATGTCTGTCTTACATCTTTGCCTTGGAACGTATCCCCAGCTCCCACATCGCTCTCACCCAAATTGCTCATAGTCATCCTTACATCATCCTCTACTTTAGACCATCTCGATCCTGCCCACTGGAATAATCGATTAGGCAGATAATCAGTTCTAAGACAGTATTGACCTACTACTGGAGCAGGCGGAAATGCGATACCCGCGGTGAACGGAATACCGTTTGGTGGAACACCGTCGGCTGTGAGATATCCCGGATAGTCTTTGTAATTGGGATTTACCAACACAGTAGACGCGGTATGTCCTACATAGATAGGATCGCCGTTGGTGTCAAATAATAAATTGCCGTCGGCGTCTGTGGCTTGTGTTTGCAAGTCTGCACTAATTGCGGATATCGAATTATTATCTACTGAAAGGATTTCGGATCGACCCTCGTCGTTTTTCTGTATGGTATAAAATTTAGTAGTATCATATCCGCTCTTAGGAGCATCGGCCTCAGCTTGATCTAATACAGCCTGTGTGATCTGCATCTCTCTTTCATAAGTAGACATGATGTCTCTTAGAGTGCTACCGTTTGGATCGGCGTTGCCCTGTGCATCGGTGTTAACTGCATCAAGAATATCTTTGAATTCTTGACTGTCAACTAGGGGTTTACATTTTGCACGATACAAATGTGGATACCAAGTAACAGAATAACCTTCTGCTGCTCTAGTAATTTCTTCAATGACAAAAAATCTCTTCAATGCAAACTGCAAATCGTTGAGAGCATACTCGTCTTTTAAGTGGGGCAACTCTAGTACATCCCCTGCTATGATTTTTCTGCCTAATTTTTCAACAGTATCATTCATATGGAACGTGATAAAAATCGTGTCATTTTGTAAAAATAGTCCAAATTGACTTAGATTAAAATCAGTATCTTGTATATTATAGACTCCCCTCAACAGGAAAACATCGGGATCGTACCGTCTATCTCTGTTTTCTAAAAACAGCAAATCTTGTATTTGCGTTTCATTTGATGAAGTATAATTAGGGGTACTGGGGGTGGTTTCAGCAGAAGCACCGGGCCCTATGTACTTGTGGACTAGCACATCTGTGCCGCCTACTTGGAACATTTCCCAGATAGTTTTATCGATGAATTTGTAATCATTGCCCTTTTCTGGGCGATATAATGAGAGTCTTGGCATAGTCATATATTTACCGCTACGATAAATACTAGCATGAGCCAAAACGAACAATCAAAACAAGCGGTCTACGATTATTGCAAAGCCATGCTAGGCGACGGAATGATTGATGTAGAATTAGATCCTATACATTACGAAACAGCATTAAACAGAGCTTTGGCAGTTTTTCGCCAGCGAAGCGACAATGCTGTGGAAGAAAGTTATATATTTCTAAATCTATTAGTAGATACTAACGAATATATATTACCTGAAGAAATCATCCAGATACGACAACTCCACAGGAGAAGCATTGGATCTCGAACTGGTGGCGGCAGCGGCGGTACAGTGTTTGAACCGTTTAATCTAGCTTATACAAACACATACTTGCTAAGTTCGACAAATATGGGTGGATTGGCAACTTATGAATTGTTTGCAGGATATCAAGAACTTGTAGGTAAAATGTTCGGATCCTTTATCAATTACACATGGAATTCTCAAAGTAGAAAACTAGTGATACATCAACGTCCTAGATCCGAAGAAAGTGTAATGATCCACGCCTACAATCGAAGACCTGATTTTGCACTCATAACAGATACCTATGCAGGACAGTGGATCAAAGATTATTCATTGGCAAACTGTAAGATGATACTAGGACAAGCCCGTGAAAAATTTGCTCAAATTGCAGGCCCGGGTGGCGGAAGCAGCTTAAACGGCGCTGCAATGAAATCTGAAGCACAGGCCGAAATGGACAAATTAATGGAAGATCTCAAAACTGGTGTTACTACGCAAGGTTGGGGTTGGGTAATAGGTTGACCTGTTTAAAATAATATAGTATAATGTTCTTAATTGGAGGACATTATGATCATAGGTGTATGTGGCTTTATCGGATCGGGCAAAGATACTATTGCCGATTATCTAGTAAATTTTCATGAATTTCGTAGAGAAAGTTTTGCATCAACTTTAAAAGATGCGGTCGCAGCGGTGTTTGGTTGGGATCGGACCATGCTAGAAGGGCGTACCAAAGAAGCCCGTGAATGGCGCGAGCAAGTGGATCCGTGGTGGGCAGAACGATTGTCGATGCCTACATTAACTCCTAGATGGGTTCTGCAATATTGGGGCACAGAAGTATGTCGTAGATCGTTTCATGACGATATATGGATCGCTGGCCTAGAAAATAAAATCCGTAATTCAAAAGATCATGTTGTGATCAGTGATTGCAGATTTCCTAATGAAATACAATCTATCAAAAATGCAGGTGGCAAAATAGTATGGGTCAAGCGAGGCGATTTACCCGAGTGGTACGATACTGCCCTAGCTGCTAATGCTGGCCATAATTGGGCATTGCAAAATCTAAAAATGCAAAAAATACACGCTTCTGAAACGGCCTGGGTTGGAACTGAATTTGATTCTGTCATCGATAATAACGGATCTATCGATGACTTATACAAGCAAGCAGAAAGCCTAGTAGTCAGCGATAAGATCGCCCTGCCTCCACATTATACCGTCCTTGCCTAATACCTGAGCGCAATTACAGCATATTGTTTTGAGATTCGCCGGACGGCAATTGTCTAAATTGCCGTCAATGTGAAATACTCTAAATACTTCCTTATGCGGTGATTTAAATCCGCACTTTTCGCATTGTTGTTTTACACGATAACCTGCCCTATACCAACGAGGTATCCCGTGGTTAATTCCGTTGGCCATGCATATTTCACACAGGCTACGATAGTATACTCTGTTATTCTTCTTGTAATTAACAGCTCTAGGGCGTTGCCCGCACTTGCAAAGAGGTCTCATACTAGTATTTAAAAGAACCGTACCTTTTCTGCCCCTTTTTCTGCTTGTATAACGTGCCAATTTTAGTCGTAGCCGCTAAATAGTATGAGCAACTATTACCAGGAGATTAGGGAATGGCACTAACATCACCAGGCGTACAAGTTACGGTAATCGACGAGAGTTTTTATACACCAGCTGAACCTGGAACAACTCCTCTTATCGTAGTAGCTACTGCGCAAGACAAGATTAACTCAGCAGGCACAGGCGTCGCCTCAGCAACCACCGCGGCAAATGCCGGCAAAGCATTTAAGCTCACCAGTCAGAAAGATCTTTTGGATCTGTATGGTGTACCTTTCTTTGAAAAGACAGCTTCAGCTAGCCCAGTACACGGCGGAGAGAGAAATGAATACGGACTTTTAGCAGCTTACAGCTTGCTAGGAGTATCAAATGCAGCGTTCCTAGTAAGGGCGAATGTAGACTTAAACGAATTAGCAGGTCAAGCAACTGCCCCGGGAGCAAACCCCACAGATGGACAATGGTGGGTCGATACACAAGCAACTACTTGGGGTATTCAAGAATGGAATGGTGCCGCAGCTAGTACCACAGGCGGTCAAAAGTTTGCATTGAAAACACCGATCGTATTAACAGACGATGATGAAGCAAAAGTAACAAGCGGAGTTCCAAGAACATCAGTTGGATCTATTGGCGACTATGCTGTGGTTTTTCAAACTGTTGACGGCACAGGAACATACACTGCATCTAGAGAAAATGCTACGATGTGGTATAAGTCAGCTGGCAACGGCACAGGCAACGGAATCCCAGGTGGCGGCACATTAGTCGCAGCCGGTGATTGGGTATTGCTTGGATCAAATGCATGGTGTGCAAGCCACCCAACAGTTATCGGCGGCACAGTAACAACATTAACACCTGGTAATTTTACCATCAACGGAACCACTGTTACTATCAGCGGTGGACACGGATTAACAGATCTAGTTACCACAATTAACGGTTTGTCTATCGCAGGTATCACAGCTAGAGCAGTCAGCAGCAAACTATATCTGTATTCAAATGGTGCTGTTGAAACTGACGGTGATTCATCTAAGGCAAATGCAGTCGTTGTTGGTGCTGGCACAGCAGTTCTAACAGAACTAGGCATTACAGCAAAAACATACTACGGTCCAGCATTACAGCAAACCCCTCATACGTCAGTTCCAGAATGGAAAGGTAGTGATACTGAGGCTCGTCCGACAGGATCTGTTTGGATCAAAACAACTGAACCAGGAAACGGCGCACGTTGGAGAGTTAAACAGTGGGATTCAGCCACAGAATCATGGGTATCTTATGAAGCACCTATCTACGCATCTACTAATGCAGCATTGTATTACCTAGATCGTGCAGGTGGTGGTGCAAATCTAGCAGTAGATACATTGTTTGTTCAGACAAACAGCGAAGAACACAGCGGATACGACGTTGATCCTGCTACAGCGACATTTAGAATGTGGCGTAGGTCTGCTACTGGAAATGCTACAATCACATCCAGTGAAATCACTACAAGTACTATTAGCGCAGGCGCAAAAACATTTACTATCAGCGAGTCATTAAAAGTAACACTGGCGCTGGACGCTGCCAAGACCATCAGCTTTACTGCTCTTGGTACAGCAGCAGATGCAGTAACTGTTGCTGGTAGAATCAATGCTGCGGGCTTTACAAATATTGAAGCGGCAGTCACTGACAATAATGAATTACAGATTTATCATAAGCTAGGCGGTGATTTTAGAATCACCGACGGCACAGGTAGTCCAATAGCTTCATTGTTTACTCCATTCAACATCAATACATTGACTGGTACAGCAAACTTCTTTACATTGCCTGCCGCAGCAACCGCAGATTATTTGGTATCTAATTGGGAACCATTTGCAGCCAGCGATTTTAAAGCCACTGCTGATGCTCCATTAAATGAGCCAAATGACGGTCAACTATGGTATCACAATGAATTCAGCGAAGTAGACGTTATGTATCATAACGGAACTACCTGGGTCGGATACCAAGATGCTACAGCATTCCCTCTAACCAGTCCAGCTGGTCCTATCGTTAGCGCCACAGCACCAGAGCGTGTTGGCGGTCAAAGCGACGGAACTAACTTAGTAAACGGTGATCTTTGGATCAGCACAGCTGATATGGAAAACTATCCAACAATTTATCGTTGGGATGGTACGAATCTAGAGTGGGCACAGCTAGACAAGACTGATCAAGTAACTGAAGAAGGTGTGTTATTTGCAGATGCACGTTATGGTGCAAGTGGTGCAACAGGCGACACAGCAGCAACTATCAAAGATATGTTGACCAGCAACTTCTTAGATCCAGATGCACCGGATCCAGCGTTATATCCAAAAGGCATGTTGCTATGGAATCTACGTAGATCAGGCGGAAACGTAAAACGTTATAACAACAGCTATATCGATACGTCATTGGATAACACTCGTTTTAACAACGACGAAAGCATGGATGGTTATGCAACTGATCGTTGGACCACTGCTAGTCCAAACAACGAAGATGGATCAGGAAGCTTTGGCCGTAAGGCACAGCGCGGTGTTGTTATTGCAGCGATGAAGAGCGTGGTGGATACTAGCTCAGAAATCCGAGACGAAGAACGCAGAAACTTTAACATCATTGCTGCTCCAGGATATCCTGAGCTATTAAGCAACTTGATCAATTTAAACATTGACCGAGGCGTGACTGCATTCGTAGTTGGCGACACTCCATTGAGATTACCTAGCGATGCAACATCGTTGACAAACTGGGGAACCAATGCTGAATTAGTAACAGACAACGGCGATGCTGGCATTGTATCATATGACGAATATTGTGCAGTGTTTTATCCAAATGGATTTACCACAGACCTAGGCGGTACAAATGCAGTTGTTCCAGCAAGCCACATGATGATGCGTACTATCGCGTTAAGCGACCAAGTTAGTTATCCTTGGTTTGCACCAGCAGGAACACGACGCGGTGGCATTACCAACGCAACAGCAGTTGGATATATTGATGCAGTAAGCGGTGAATTCCAAACTGTTGCATTGAATGAAGGTCAGCGCGATACATTGTATGATTTAAAAGTTAATCCACTGACATTCTTCAACGGTGTTGGTCTAGTTAACTACGGTCAAAAGACTCGTGCAAGAAACGCTTCTGCATTAGATAGAATTAACGTATCACGTTTAACAGTATATCTACGTAGTCAATTGAATAAACTTGCTCGCCCTTATGTGTTTGAACCCAACGATAAGATCACTAGAGACGAGATCAAGCAAGCAGTAGAGAGCTTGTTATTAGAACTAGTAGGTCTAAGAGCACTTTATGACTTTGCAGTAGTTTGCGATGAAACTAACAACACACCAGCTAGAATAGATCGTAATGAACTTTATGTTGATATCGCGATTGAACCAGTCAAAGCAGTTGAGTTCATCTACATTCCATTGCGTGTCAAGAACACAGGAGAGATTTAAAAATGGCAATTACATCATTAAATAATATCGGCGTGCCAACCGCTGGGGCCAACAGTACACAAATACTGTTGATGCCTAAACTAAAATATCGCTTTAGAGTTACTCTAATCGGTTTTGGTGTGGCTGCTGCAACCGAGCTGACGAAACAGGTACAGGACGTAACTAGACCAAAAGTTAGTTTTGAAGAAATGGAGTTGCCAATTTATAACTCTAAAGTAAAACTAGCAGGTCGCTATACACTAGAAAACATCACATTAACTTTACGTGATGATGCCAGTGGGCAGGTACAGAAACTTGTTGGTCAACAAATCCAGAAACAGTTCGACTTCATGGAACAAGCGTCAGCACGTTCAGGTATTGATTACAAATTTACCACACGTATTGAAGTCTTAGACGGCGGAAATGGCGGATTGGCAAATGCTACTTTAGAATCGTTTGAACTTTACGGTTGTTTTGTCCAGAATGCCGATTACGGCGATTTAAACTACGGAACCAACGAAGCGGTAACTGTGGCGTTAACCATTGCTTACGATAACCTATCACAATTTGCAGGCGCAACAGGTGCTGGTATCGAGCGAGGAATTGGAGCTGCGGTAGGAAGAACCCTAGGCGAAGCAGTAACCGGCGGCGGCGCAGGCAACCAGGGTTAATTAACCTAGTAATAAAAAGCCCGAGAAATTCGGGCTTTTTTTACGACATAAATATTTGTATGGCAAATAAATTCACAAGATTTCTAACCGGTGTAGGCACAGGACTCACTAACCCCAAAGGCATAGTTTCTAACTGGAAACATGCTACTCGAATCTTTGTAGATGATACATTTAGATTATCTCCGAGATCAAAATTCCTATTCTATGTAAGTTTTGAAATCGATGAAGATGCTCACAGAGCTCCACAATTCAAAAATAGAAAACATGGTAGAGAACTAGGCCTTCTTGTGAAATCTGCAGATCTACCAAAATACAATTTTGATTCTGTAGTTAAGAATCAATATAATAGAAAAAAAGTAATTTATAAAAACTTAAATTATGAACCAGTAAACATCACAATGCACGATGACAATGCTGGATTAGTAAATGCCATGTGGGCTATCTACTACGGATACTATGTGGCAGATCGTTCTAATCCTGCTGCTGCATTTGAAGCCAACCATTATAGGCCCACAGGAACGTTCAAAGATAAATTTAGATACGGATTAGACAACGGCTCTGAGCCGCCCTTCTTTAAATCCGTGAGTGTATACACCATGAGTCGAAGAAGATTCTTAGGATATACATTAGTCAACCCTAAAATTAAATCATGGAATCACGGCACAGTTTCGTATGCTGAAGGAGATTTCTTAGAAAGCCAACTGACATTAGAATACGAATCGGTGAGATATTCAGCAGGCGATGTAAGGCAGAATAGTCCTAAGGGCTTTGCCACACTGCATTACGACACAGTACCAAGCCCATTATCAGTAGCAGGCGGAGGTGTTGCGAATTTACTAGGAGACGGCGGAGTGCTAGATGGTCTAGAAAGTATATTTGGCGACATATCAAACGGCAATGCATTTTCTAGTTTTGGTGGATTCTTAGGAACTGCGATTGCCAGTGTAAACACCTACAAAAATTTCAAAGGATTGAGTAAAGACAGCCTCAAGAACGAAGCTATTAATATTCTAAGCAATCCTAGAAATATTTCTTCAGCAATTAGCACGGTTGGGGGACTAGTGGGCACTGTTTTTCCAAAGAGCAGCAGCAACACCGGTACAACAACAGGTACGCAAAAGACTGTGATCGCAACAGCGGCATTTACTGGAAGACCAGTAACTGCTCCAGACAACCAAGGATAATATGGCAACAACTAATCTACCAGAGTTTGTTAGAGAAGACAGTGCGGCAGCATCTAAGTTATTTTTTGAAACCTACGGAGAACAGCCTTTAGAATTTGCCGCCAATGAAGTTAACGCCACGGTGGCATTCTTTGAGAAGAAAGGATTTGCCAACGAAGCAGCATTGGTAGTGTCTACAGTGTTGTTGAAACAGGCCAAGCTCGATAACATTCCGATTTTTAAAATATTAGACACTATTGCAAATTTTGATGTAATGAAACTAAGTTCGCTAGTCGGCGAAATACTCAATAATAATCGAACAGCTACATCAGTATTGGGATTTAGGACTGCTGATGTTAAACCCAACCAGATAAGAAACATATATGCCTAAATTCGCTCAAGGACGCTTTGAGATGAAGAACCCCGATAAGTATGTGGGGACAAAAACTCCGTTGGCTCGCAGTAGTTGGGAATTTGTTTTTATGCGGACACTAGATGAGCATGCCGGAGTAGAAAAGTGGGCTAGCGAAAGCATACAGATTCCATATCGTTGTCCGTTGACTGGCAAACATACGATTTATGTTCCAGATTTTTTCGTGGTTTATGTAGATAAAAACGGAACCAAACATGCAGAAGTAGTAGAAGTAAAACCGTTGAGCCAGACACAGTTGGAAAGTGTGGGCAAGAGCCAATACAATCAGCAACAATATGTAAAAAATATGGCCAAGTGGGAAGCTGCCACTGCCTGGTGTAAACAAAAAGGTATCAAATTCCGTGTAGTAAACGAAGGCGATATTTTCCATCAAGGCGGAAAACGCAGATAAGTATAATATGACCAAAAAATTAGAAGAACTTTTTAATTTAGCAGAATCAGAACCTTCCAAGGCTGGTGAACCGTTAGTTGTTGACACGCCCGTCCATGAAGAAGTAAAATCGTTAGATCAGAGCTATCAAGCAGTCCAAGAGATCACTAGAGGTCTGCCACAGATAAAAGAGCTAGATGAACTAGGTGATGCTGAACTTGATTCGCTAGCAAAGAAAGCAGAAACCGCCTATGACGATCTCATGGATCTTGGCATGAATGTAGAAGTACGCTACTCGGGTCGTATATTTGAAGTAGCAGCTAGTATGATGAGCAATGCTATTAATGCTAAAAATGCAAAAATAGAAAAAAGGTTAAAAGCCGTAGATCTGCAACTTAAGAAATTGAAGATTGACAACGATAGCGGTGCAGACCCAAATGACGTGATAAATGGACAGGGTTATGTTATTACCGATCGAAACGAGCTCTTGAAAAAATTAGGTCAAAAGGGCTAAATAACATTATGAAAACTTTTAAAGAATATCTTTCCGAAAGCAAAAAAGTCTACAGCTTTAAAGTCAAAGTTGCTGGCGAAATTCCCGAAGGATTTCAAGATAAATTAAAAACAGAGCTGGATAGATGCAAACTAATTACTTTGGAAAAAGTAGCTACAACTCCTATCCAAAAATTTCCTCTAGACTTTCCTAACATGTCTAATGCAGAAGTAACAGTTTTTGAAGTTATCTGTGAATATCCAATTAATTCTCAAGAAATTACAAACAGCATTAAGTCCATTGGGCTAGCTGAAGAAAGTTTTAGAGTAAGAGGAAGCGGAGAACCTAGTGAAATTGATCAACTGTTGGTAGACAACGAACCATCTGGCAAAGCACTATTGGCAGATTCTAATTATAAAGAAACTACCAATGCCAAACACAAAGACTACTTCGGTGATGATTTCAACAAGGGTTTCTTAAAAGATTTAGATAAGGTCGCCAAGGCTCGAAAGAAAGAGGGTGTGCAGACAGAATACAAGCTGCCTAAGGCCAAAACAGATAAAGCTGGCGCAAAGAGCGCTTTAGGGAGTTAATATGAATTTCAATGAATTAATGCAAAGAATGCGTGAGCTGGATCAACCAGTTGATGCTCAACCACAATCATTAGCCGTAGAAGAATGTGGCGATATGCCACCCATGGCACCGCCAATGCATTCTACAATGAACTCAAAGCCAGATACACCTCCTCCGTCTATGAGTTTAAATCTAAATGCTCAGGGCATGGACAATATCGAAAGCCTAATGAAGCTGATGACCAAAGTTAATCCGGATATGATTAATCAGCCACAAGGGGGGATGCCTGCGTTGCCAAGTTTAACACCTCCGGGCCCAAGCATTATGAGCATCAAACCAGAATTGCCACCGTTAAAGATGCTACCGTTGGACATGGATGACAAAGGTCCCGACATGGATGACAAAGGCCCAGATATGGACGACAAAGGTCCTGACATGGACGACAAAGGTCCTGACATGGACGACATGGACGATAAGAAAAAAGATGAATGGGCTAATTCTCCAGACGGCGCCTCTGGTCCAGATTTCAAGGGCATGGATGCAGCAGTACCAAACGGCGATGATTTAAACAGATCAAAAGGTACATATCCAAAAGTTGCTGGCGGTGATAACCCAATGCAGAAAGATGCTTTCCGTGAATCCATCCGTGCAGAATTGCAGAGAAGATTAAACGAAGCCAAAAGCTCTTAAGTCAATAGTATTAACCAAATAGGCTCTTCGGAGCCTATTTTTTTCAGTAAATAAAGTATGGCAAAATCATTAGACGGTAACTTAATCAAGAAGGCACATGCCCCTCAACGGTATACACTTGAGGAGGTAAAGCATCTAGAAGCATGTATGGATCCAATTACAGGACCAATTTACTTTGCTAAAAACTTCTTAAAAATTCAGCATCCTACAAGAGGTTCGATTCCGTTCGAGCCCTACGAATATCAAGAACGCTTGATCGAATCATATCATACTAATAAACAATGCATTGCCATGTTGCCTCGACAGATGGGAAAGACAACCTGTGCATGTGCGTATCTATTGTGGTATACTATGTTTGTTCCGGAATGTCAGGTATTGATTGCTGCGCACAAATACGAAGGTGCTCAGGATATCATGAATCGTTATCGATTTGGTTATGAGAACTTACCAGACTTCATTCGTGCAGGCGTTTACTCGTATAATAGAAATACAATCGAATACGACAACGGCGCACGTATTCAGGCAGTAACAACTACAGAAAATACTGGTCGTGGTAAATCTCTTTCATTGATCTATTGCGATGAGTTTGCATTTGTACAACCTCCAGAGAAAGCCAAAGAGTTCTGGACTGCGTTAAGTCCAACATTATCTACAGGTGGTAAATGTATTATTACATCAACACCAAACTCAGACGAAGATCAGTTTGCTCTTATCTGGACCGAAGCAAACAAAAAGTTTGATGAGTACGGTAATGAGTCGGCATTGGGTCAAAACGGATTTGCTTCGTTTTTTGCACACTGGGCTGAACATCCAGATCGCGACGAGGAATGGGCTAAGACCGAAAGAAGCAAAATTGGTGAAGAACGATTCCGTAGAGAATTTGACTGCGAATTCTTGATCTTCGATGAAACCCTAATCAACGCAGTACGACTCGCAGAAATGAAAGGTGTTGAGCCGATAATGACTATGGGGCAGACACGTTGGTATAAAGATGTTGATCCCAAAGCCACATATCTAGTAGCACTCGATCCTTCACTAGGAACTGGTGGAGACTACGGTGCTATCCAAGTGTTTGAAATGCCTAGCATGGAACAGGTTGCAGAGTGGCGACACAATCTAACACCTATACAAAGTCAAGTTAAGCACATGAGAGAGATACTTAGGTACATACACGAGCGAGCAGAGGAAAAAGGCGGTAATCCGCAGATATACTATTCAGTAGAAAATAACACGTTAGGTGAAGCTGCTTTAATTGTGATAAACGATTTAGGCGAAGAAAATTTCCACGGACTTTTTCTTAGCGAACCTATGCGTAAAGGCCATGTTCGCAAATTCCGCAAGGGATTTAATACCACACATCGCACAAAGATCACTTCTTGTAGCCAGTTAAAACATATGTTAGAAACGCAAAAAATGGTGTTGAAGTCTAAACCGCTGATTTCAGAACTTAAAACATTTGTTGCCCACGGAGTAGGATTTGGCGCTAAAACCGGCGAACACGACGACCTAGTTAGTGCTACGCTGCTGATCATGCGCATGGCCAACGTGCTCAGCGACTGGGATCCTCAAATCTACGAAAAAATGTCAGAAAGAATCACCGAAGACGCTATGCCTATGCCGATCTTCGTCAGCACTGGATATTGATAAATATAACTATGGACGCAAGAAATAATATAGCCACTGATTTATTCTACAAAGTACGTAGCCGATTTTCTGGCCTAAAATTAGGAGCAGAAACTGGACAAATTACCATCAACCCAGAACAGGCAAGATTTTTCGACTTTGATTACATGGAAGGTGAAAAACCGCTAGGACATGTCAGCATTAGTTTAGCTGAACCTAATTCCATGAAAGTGTATTTCAGCAGCGGCATCGCCGAAGGAATGGACTCTGGTCAAAAGACTGGGTGGTACGGATTCCTAAAAGAATTACGACAGTTTGCTAAACGCAGACTATTGAGTTTTGACACAAGAGATATTGCCAAAGACAATCTTGACAAACGAGATTATGCATTCCTAAGTCAAAACTCTCAACCAAAGAAACCTGATATGAACACAATACAAAAACCTGTTGGAGAAGGCGTTATGAGTGAAAGCGCAATGTACGGTAGCAAGACTATGAGCTACCAAAAATTAATGGACACTAGATTAATCATCAAGCATAGTCAAGCAGTTATGGATGATACACAGCCTGGAGCTCGAACACGGAATATTTCCGGCCTGTTTGTTGAAAATGCTGACGGTGAAAGATTCAAATATCCGTTTATTCACTTAGCAGGTGCTCGCGCAATGCAAAGACACGTGGCCAATGGCGGTCTTCCTTACGACGATCTAGGAAAGAGTCTTATTAGTATGAGTGAAGAAATTGCACAGCTAAAGAGCTTTGGAAATTATGTTGTCAGAAACGATTTAATGAATTCAGAAAACAACAGTATAGTAGAAAAGAGCTCAAATTATCTAAACAGTCTTCGAGAGCAAATACAAAAATTAGCCAAGCAAGGCCATTATGAGGCATATAGAGAATCATTCCAGACACAAGATAGTCTAGAAGTTCCCCAAGATGTTGTTGAGGATTTTGTAGAAAAGTTTACTGTACGTAATTTCAAAGAAGATATCAAATCAGTATTTCCTGTTTTGTACAAACTAATGCAGGAAGACAACACCATAGGCTACGACGACATAGTCGCCTTAACGCAAGAACAACCATATAACGAAGATGCCGAGATCGATACCTCAGACGAAACACTAGATCCGTTTGGAAAATTTGAATCATGGGTAATGGGGCTAGGTGAAGACTCTGCTATCACTAGTCAAGATCCGGAAGAACAGCAAGCAGCAATACAACAACTACAAGAATTAGTAGGCCAGGCATTTCCTGCAGGAGTTGATGGCACTAATGCTATCGAAAGTCTAAAAGGCATCATAGAGGACCCTGAACTATTCAAAAGAATCAAGGCAGAAGCAGGCGAGAACCCAGAAGCAGACATGCGAACACAGATACAAGGTTGGCTACAGCTTAATGCTCCAGAAGCGTTAGAGGCATTAGATTTTGGAGACATGGCCGCTGCTGAAGAACCAGCGCCAGAGGAAGAGCCGCCAGTAGAAGAACCAGTAGCAGCAGAGCCAGCGGCAGCTCCAGCGGCTGAAGTTCCAGCCGAACCAATCCCACAAGAAGCCGTTGATCCAGATAATCCTAGAGATTATGAAAGACCGGCAATTGATAGAAAAAAAGCAGGGCAAGAACCATTGAGCATGAAAGATGTTCAATACAAAGATGATAAGCCGAAACGAGATTTTGAAAAACGAAAAGAAAGATTAAACACCGAAGAATTGGCAGAATTTATAAACAGTTTCTATGACAAGGAAGCAGGCACATTCCCCAAAGGCCCAGAAGGCGTGTGTACAATGGTAGGCAAGAAGTTTGGTGAACAGGCAGAATCAGTAGCTCGCAAATTTGTAGAACGTATGGCACCTCAGCAGGCTGATCCACAGATTGCAGAACTTGCTCGTATTAGAG